GCCCGCTCCGTTGCTCCCAAAATGACCAAACCAATTGTGCGAGCATTGGCCCTTACGAAACCGGATAGGATGCCTGTTCCGTACCTGACCTTGAGATCGCCCGTGGCCATAATGGTCGTGGCGTCCACTGGAGAGCCGCCGCCACCACCCGAACTCGCCCCGACAACCAAAATGCCGTCAGCCGAGAGTTTCTCGACGCCATTCTTGTCGGTCATGCGGATCTTGATAGACCCGTCCGCCAGGAAGAATTGCGGGAGACGCCCGGCTGCGTCCATGATGATAGGGTTTGGCAACACCAAGGTGAGGGCGGAATCCTGATAGCCGTTCTGCGGGGTGCTTACCGTTCCGGCCTGAATAAGGTACAGTTTCCCACCAGCCAGCACATTCCCGAACTCGTCAAATTGCTGGGTAAGGGATAACGGGATTGTGCCGGCCATGCATACCTCAAAGAAAAACCCGCCGGTCAAGGCGGGTCATTGGAGAGCGTGAATGTGGAAGCTACTTCAGTTGTCGATCATGGCCGCTGTGATGTGCGGCAATATTTATTATCAGTGGACGCCGAACGGATATCTTGTCGGCCTACTTGGAATAGGCGCGGCCTATCTCGTTACAGTCGTGCTAGTTAAGCTTCGCGCGCTGATCCGTGGTAGAGGCCCCGAGTTGAAGCAGGAGCCTCCCAACAGCGTACGTCGCACGGTCGGAGCTCGATGGAATACGAACAATCTGACGCAGGGCATCCCCAGCACGTGGGTCCGTAATGATGCGAGCGATCTGATCGAGGTTTCGCCCAAGGCTCCACGCCTTGAAGGCGTCATTCGCGGCCGTCCAGTACTTCCCGGGACTGGCACCCTTCGCCGCCAGTGAAAGAACGCCCGATCCCGTCATAGACGGGACTTCCAAGGCATTGAATGCCGTCAACGAGCCCTTGGGTTGGCGGGCGCCAGTTGCCGACATGATATCCAAAAGATGCTCGAGCCCACGCCAGCGCGCTTGTCCGTTGGGGAGGGCTTCGACCGCCGCCTGTAGGTTAGCCCTTTGCTGGGCACCGCCCGCCAATTTGACCGCAAATTTGGCCCCGGCGAACTGATTGGCCCCGCCCTGTAAATCTCGCGCCGCCTGATTAAACGTCATTTCCATATGAGCGCGAACCAGTTGTTCGGCTACTTCAGGTCGCGCCCGAGCCAACGGATAAACTGCATTGCGGATTTCACCCTCGGTCCCAGGTACGGGATTTTCAGGGAATAAAGCGTTTATCGCCTTCTTGGTCGTCATGTCCTTTTTGGCAAGCCGGCCAATCGGCCCCTGTAACAATGGCTCCAGGAATTGCCGCCTGCCATGCTGCTGAATAGCCAAGGCAATCTCATAATCAGCGGACTTCACTTCCCCGATTTGTTTAAGGGCAGATGCAGCCATTTCGTTTGAGGACTGAACCTGTTTGTTGCGACCGGAATTGAATTTCGATGCGGCATTTTCGGCGGCCTGATCGAAATGTTTTTTGACCTCGTTGAGGAAGCCAACGCTTTCATCCGGCAGATGGGCAACGCGCCAGTTGATCTGCGGGTTATTTCGTACTGCGTTCCTCGCCTCAGTCCAGCCGGGAATCGCCCTAACGTGGCTCATTTCGGCAGGGGTTAAATGGACACCTTCCGCCGCCTGATAGTACGGTTCGGCTGCATGATTAATCTGTCGCCGAACACCGGATAGTGTGCTGTCGGCCAGTTCTCGCGCTTGCGGCCCGATGGTCGATGGAGATGCCGGCAATTGGCCGAGATTATCGAACTCGCCTCTTGCGGCATTTTCGACTTGCGCGGGGCGATCTGCGAAGAACTGTTGCATCTGAGAGCGCGTTTGGGGGTGGCTCTCCAAAATACGCTGGGTGTCAGTCAGAACGGGCTGACCAGTTACGCGGGTCAGCGCCTCCGGCCATGTCAAAGCAACGCCACGCTGCTGGGCATGATCCAGTAATTGGCCCGCGCGTGTAATGTCCTGTTCGGTTACTGTTTCCGGTAACTTCGATCGCAAGACTTGCGCGGCTGATCCGGGCGCGGCAAGCGCTGTCGCGGCGCCGCCGGTTACAAACCCGGCAAGCGCCTTCACGTAGGGATTCTGATCACTGTACCGCCCGGCCACGATCGAAGCCGCCGCTGGAATTGCATCTTGCGTGACAATCTTGCGAACCAAGCCGCCTGGCCCAAAAAGCGATGCAGGCAGAAATTCGCCAACCGTCTGCGCGTCCGCCTCGTCTTGATTTTGGGGTTTGCGAAACGGGCCCGTGACCTTTTCGATAGCGCCCTGAATATCCTGATAATTGGGGATATGAACATTCTTGAGGGCTGACACATATCGGTCAGTCAAATCGGCCGTCTTTGGATCAGACTCAGGGGATCCGGGGAATTTACTATCGATATAATCACTTGCTTTTGAAGCAAGGCCCTGAGCATCGCCGGCCATGCCCGCAAGCCCGATAGCGCCCTTGGCAATACCTACCCCGCCCTGCTTTGCCATCCCTAGCGCGCGATCGCCGGGAGAAGCTTCAGGAAACGCCGCCCAATCGTTGGCAGGCTTTGCTGCCGGCGCTTCGGGGAATGCGCCCCAGTCGTCGGCTGACGGCGCCAGCGGACCGAGATTGGGGCCGGTATAGGGATCGGCCATTACGGCACGATCCTTGTCTTGCCATTACCGTCCACGAACGTATCGCCGCTCTTGAGTGTCCCGGCGGCAATGGCCGCATGAACGTCCGAAGGTGAATTAAACTTTATACCCTGTCCGACCGGCGCCGAACTGGCGACCTTTGGTGCCTCTCCAATAGCCTTGTGAAAATCCTTAATCTCACTATCGCTGAATATCGGATGGGCCTTGAAGTAAGCCGTGACCTGCTTGTCGAAACCAGAATCCAGCGTACCATTATTTTCTTTGTAGCTTTGCGCCATTTCGGCAATATCGCCCTGGCGCTGGTACGTCCGCTTCTGGATTTCAACGAGTAGCTTGTTAGCCGGGACAGAATTGGTTGGAGCAGCAGCAGCTTCTTTCGCCAGATTCATTTCGGCAACTCGGATCGGACCAAGTCCCTTCAGTGCTCCGAAAGATCCAAGCACGCTAGCAGCTGTTGCCTTACGCAAGAACTCTTGAGGAACAGCAGCGTCGGGGTCAATTCCGACCGCGCTCTTAAGGCGCTTATAGGCCAAGCTATATTGCTCACCGATGCCAGAATAAAAATTCGGGTCTTTCATCTGCTCCTGGAGCATTTCCAGTTGCGGAATTTCCTGCTGGGCCTTGACGCCGGATTCCACGAGCGTTTCATATTTCTTGGTATTATTCTTGGCATCTTCTGTTGCGGCCGTCTTCTTGGCCTCGTTGTCAGCCATCCAATCGCTAAACGGAAGATTGCCGCCCTGCCGCCGATATAGATCATAGTTCTTGATATCGGGGGTTGGCGAAGTCTGGTCCTGTAAGGCCTTCAGTCGCGTTAGCGCAGCCTCTTGAACCGACTTTGGATAAGCGGGGTTACTGGCAATCGCGGTGTATGTCGCGATTTGCTTTTGAATTTCCGGGTCTGCTCCAGTCGGCACGAGGCCGCGCGTCGGAGTGGCAACTGGCGCGCCAAACGTCCCTTGGTTCTGCTGGGGATTTGGCGGCTGATTGGGTTGCTGGGGTTGCGGGGCGGGCGGGGCCGGCTGCGCGGGATTGTCGCCCGGTTGCGGCGGTTGTACTTGGCCCAATCCCATGCGCTTTAACTGCGCTACAGCTGGCGCAAGAACATTCCGAACCTGGGGATCGTTGATATCGAGCGGAGCGGTGGGATCAACGCCAAGCTGGCGCGCGACCGAATCAGAAGCTGCTCCCAACTGATAGTTTGGGATGCCTTGCGCGGCAAGCACGGTCATAACCGTTGGCTGTTGCTGGGGCTGCGTAGTCCCAGCATCCGCTCGCTTGGTTGGGTCCGCTACAACTGGGTTGCGAGAGGTCGAAGGGCCGACAATGGGTTGGGAGGGCTGACCGCCGCCCTCTGCTCTGCCCATGGCGGCACTGGCGTCTTGTCCGAGGCGAAGCTGATCGCGCTGGATAGCAAGATTTGCTGCTGCATTACCCTGATCTAAACCGCCCTTCTGATAAAGGGTTTTGGCCATCGCCGCAAAATCTGGCTGGCCATCTACTCCAAGAGGTACGCCGTTCTTGAATGCATCCCGTTGGTCATTTTTGAATTTCTGATCGCGCGCCGCGTTATACGCATCGATGGGCCCAGTAAACAAACCTGAAAAGTCAGCGCGTGAACTTGAACCTGCGCCGCCAGCCAGAATGTCGTCAATACCGGCCATTACGTGAACATCCCGAACAGAGAGCCAGCACCATTGGCTACACTTTTAAGTGCACTTAGCTGATTGTTGGCTATATTGTAGTTGTTCATAGTCGCGGCAGCGTCCGACGCGCCCTGCCCCGTGTAGTTGGCATTCGCTGCGGCTCCCTGCCCCTGATACGAAGCGTTCAAGTTATTGCCCAAGCCAGTATCAACACCGGCCGCACCCGATACCGCGTTTGCGTTGGCCCCAAGATAGGGCTGCAACCCGGAGACATAGGAGTCATACGTCTTATTGGCCAGGCCCGTCGCATATCCAAGCGTGTCAGCATCGGCATTGCCAGAATTGAGATTGCCGGCCGCAGCGTGGGTCCGGTCGAGAGCTTGCAATCCCTGCTGCAGTGAGAACCCATAATTTCCGTACTGACCAGAATTATGAAAATCGTCCATCGCGGTCTTGAGACCAGCCGCGCCGTTAGCTCCTGACGCATTCCCATAAGCGGTCGCGCCGGCACCCGTAGAATTCATCAGGCCAGAGTACAGATTAGTGGCGTTGCCATAGTTCGTGGTGAGAGCGTCACGGCCCTTCCCGTATTGGGAAGACAGGGCATCGTATCCCTGCTGTAAGCCTTGGTTACGCTGCTGCGCCGCCTGCTCTGCTGTATCGTTGCTGAAGAGATCGAAGAGTCCGATGGCAGCCTCCTATTAGGCTATTCTGACAGCGAGGATATGGCTGTCCTTTGAATTTCCTGATGCGTTTGCGGAGATTACCCCGTTCGCCGTTACCGGATCTCTCACCGACACTTTAAGATTTCCAGCTGGGGTGGTAATAATGCCGGCAAGCGAGACATGGACTGACGCAATGTTCGCGACATTCCCCTTGAAATAGCTCGACGCAATTACGGTCGTGCCATCCCAAAGCTTGACCTGATACGAGTCTGCCGCTGCAACCGTGTTGGTCAAAACAACCGAGGCAAAGACAAGCCAGGTTCCGACACTCCCAAGCGCCACACTTGGACCGTCAAAATAATTTGCCGTATTGTTCAACGCCACGTCGGCGGCAAGCGCATTGAAGTTCGAGGGAAGCCCCGTCAACAAGGACGTTCCAGAAAATGAGAGGCCAAACCCAAGAGATACTTCCGAGGCCGGAGCCGGAGCCCCAGTTGGATTACCGATTAGTCGCGATGCCGACGTGTTCGGCGTAGGAACGGGAGTCGCCAGCACCTTTACAAGCGCTTGGAGCCCCTGAAAATATTCGAACCATGCCTGGTTCATTTGCCCGGTTTGGTTGATGACCGGAACGTCTTGCCCGGGGACCGGCTTTGTAACGGCCATCAGCGCGTAAGACTCGTGTCCTGGGTTCCCCCAAGAAAGGCCACATAAACAGGAGCGCTAGAAGTGAGCCGCCATCTGCGGCCCTGTACTCCCGTCATCCCGGTTCGAAGCATCATGATCCTTGATGGCGTTGCCTGTCTGCCAAGATCGCGAACCAATTCATTACCCCACGTCACACCAAGATCCTGCGACCAGGAAATACCCACTTGTGGATTTGTCCCGCTCGGATCGGGGCCCTCAGCGTCACCAACGCCGGTCACGAAATTAAAATCAGCCCGCGCAACTCTGGTTCGGGCCGGGAATTTCTGAACCGGTGCGCTCTCGATATGAAACACAAGAGGGTCCAGATATTCCGCGTAATTTGTCTCATCGATGTAAAGCAGTCGGCCGCCTTTAGTGTCCCCAACGATCCACTTACCGAACGCGAACGAACCCCCGATCGCCCGCCATGTTGTTTGCAGATAGCTTTGGCGCTCGTTCCACTTCTGCGAGCCGAGATCGAACTCCCAACAGAACGTCGGGCATTTTAACACCCACTTCGGGTGCCCCTGCGCGATATAGACAAAGGCCTCCAAGGTCGTCTTGTCCGATACACCAGCAATCAGCCTGTCCAGATCTGGCGGCGAAATCTTCAATGGGTTTGGCGTTCCGTTGTGCTGAACGACGCTGTTATCGTCGGCGACCCAGATCAGGGCAGACCCAAATCCATCTTCGTGGCCGGAGATGGCGTAAGGGCTCAACAAACCCCTCTGAAGGACATATGAGCGCGTAAACGGAAACCCGGTAGCATTTGCCGTGTCGCTATAGACCTCACCAAAGGCCGGTCCAAGTGCCACCAATTGACCGTTGAACGGGACGCACCTTGTCAACCCGCCTGGCTTCGACTGCGCCTGCGTTTTGTCGAGTGTGTTGATCGTGACATCATTCAGACCAGATGCCTGCAATGTGCCGTCGCCATACGAGAATATAAAATAGCCGTCCATGAAACAGACGCTATTTGGCGATCCCACATCTATGTCGGCAAAGGACGACACGGCCGTCGAAGAAACAGAAAACGCACCGTTTGCTGGAGAGACGCAAACAAGATCTGGCGTGGTCTTGTTATTCCTTGCCCAAAACACCCTCTCGGTACCGCTCAACGAGCCCGTCAGAAGCGTTTCGACGCCGGTAGATGTGAACTTGCTGACCTTCCCTGACCACGCCGCATAGAGCGTGCTATTGACTAACTGACTACCGCGAAACCCGGTCTGCGCTGCTGATGCGCCAAATAGGGAAAGACCCGGACATTTTCGCCAAACCGCAATGGGTGGCGCTGTTTTCTTGTCAGCCTCAATGGCCCTGCCCAGGGGTTCGGCATAGCAGTTGATAAGTCTGC